CTGACATTGATCCTAAGTATCGTGAGGAGATCGAAAAGATAGCTTTTGGATATAAGGATAAGGATGGAAAATTTGTTCCCCCTATGTCGGATAAGGAACTTAAGAAATTTGCAAAAACCAAATCAAAGGATTTACCTGAGATTGTTAAAGATGGCAAACCAATAAACGAAGATGGAGGCGCTATCCAGGGAGAAATTGCAGTTAACACTGGTGTTGTTGACTCTAAGGATCTTCCATCAATTTCCCCAAGGATGAGTTTTGGTGGAGACATCAAGCCAATCATACCATACCTTAACCCAGATTCTAAAAAATCAAAGGCTGGTAAAAAGAACCTTGAAAATCTAAAGGATTACAGGGATTGGATAAAGGAACAGAAGAAATGATAAACCTGTTTGAGTTTGGTAGGTATGATCCTAGATCCGAATATCTCGAAGATGAGAGAAGGAACATTGATCTAGATAGCATTAGAAAGTCTGATGCCTATAGGGATATCATTGATCTGGGATTTGCTGAAGAAACATCAGATCAACAGGAACTTAACAATACTCTCAAGTTTAGAAGAAAAAAACAGCCGGAAGTTAAGGGATATGCAGACGTCTTTTATACTATTCACCCAACCGGTGTGGTAAGAAGATATAATCCAGTAGAATCCTCTGAAACCCCAGAGGGGCAAGGCAATACTATCAGAACTTATCCAAGTCCCTTTAGAAACAGCAAGGAATACAAAAAAGCCTTAAGATACCTTTTCAACTATCTAAGAAGAAAGGAATTAAAAGATGACTACAGATAAATAGAATAAGAACAGCAAAACAGCAAACAAATGGGATGTGGATGTAATAAAAAAGCAGGAGTATCACAAAAAGATGCTCAAACAAAAAAACAATATGACGATCTAACTGGAAAGTTTATTCTTGACACAAGTGACAATAAGCTTTTAGTTACCTCACCAATTTATGATGCATATAAGGACGTTGTTGGCTACACGGTTAAGAACGAAGATGGCAACTCTTTGCGCATATTTGCTAAGAATGTTCAAAAAATATTAGAATAATAATGGATTCAATGTATTATCCAACTGGAAATTCAACAAAAGGTAGAACATTGGTTTGCATGTGTTGTGAAACTGGTGTACCTATCATGGAGGAACAAGAAACCCCTGATGCTATCGAGGTAAAAATCAAGGAGTGGCTGGACGAAAACGACTACTGTGTTGAGAAATGGCAAATGGACGAAAAAATGAAAAGCTGCGGCTGCGAAGGATATGATCTCCAAGAGATGGATGGTGGTGCCCCTGCAGGAGATATGGGAGGAGGAGCATTTGCAACTCTGGGAACTACTCAAGGTATGGGTAACGTTACAGCACCTGCAGCAGGCGGTACTAATGCCGACTTTTACGATGGTGCAGTTGGATCTGGCGACAAATTCCCATCTTTAACTGTTGGGACCCAAGCAGCTAGAAAGGGTAATAAGAAGAAAAAGAAGAAGGAAAGACTCGTAAAAACATTTGACGATTTCAAAGCAATGATGAAGTCTTTGCAGAAATAAGACAAAACGACATAAGTTAATGCTGAAAGGTGCCGAAAAGGCACCTTTTTCTTTGTTTTTTAGTATTGGAATAGGATTTGAACTGTATGCTGAAAAAACAAAATCATGAGCAGAACAACTTTTTACAGCCCACTAGAAATGATGGAAAGAATTTTTCACAATACAAATCCCGTTGTACAAAGCAGAAATTATTTTGTAGATGAAAAAGACGGTAACCTATTCTTAGAGATCCCAGTACCTGGATTTACCCTAAATGATATTTCTGTTGAGGTAGAGGGAAATCACCTTGTCATTAAAGGGGAAGATAACGAGTCTTATTGGACTGATGACTTTACTAAAAAGTTTAACCTCCCAGCATACATCGATAGTAATTCCATTAAGGCCAAAATTAAGGAGGGAGTATTATCGATTTCCCTCCAAAAGAAGAAAGAATCTCTCCCTAAGAAAATTAAGATCTCTTAATTCCGAAATTTTCCTTAGGTTTAACAGTAATAAAGCTCGATCACAAAAAGATTGAGCTTTATTATTTACGCTATGTCCAGAGAAAAAGAAATGTTTGACCGATTTGCAAAAGAGATTGCTTCCGAGATTCTGAAAAAAGAAAAGGATCCGGAATATCAAATGATTCTCGATAGAAGATCTGTTGTTGCAAAACTCTCCTCGATAATGGGAGAGGGCTATGGTGAAACAGCAACCAAATTTGATAAGAAGATTAACAGCTACCTTGCTACCTTAAGAAGAAGCTAATGGAGAGGCTTATACAGGAAGATTATCTAGACAGCCCTTGGAAAATGTCTGTTTCCTGTATTCTATTAAACCAGACTACTAATCAGCAAGTAAGAGCAATCCTACCTAATCTGTTTTCCAAAATAAAATCCCCGGAGTTTTGCTCATCAATGGATCCTTCAGAGATCTATCCGATCATTAGATCCACCGGGTTTGGTAACATAAAGTCCAAAAGAATAATAGCTATGAGTCAAAAGTGGGTAGAGGGGTTTGAAAAAGTCGAAGATCTTCCGGGGATTGGAAAATATGGAAAGGAATCTTGGGACATATTTGTGGATGGAAAAACTAACTTCACCCCATCGGATAAAAAATTAAGAATGTATTTAGAAGGATTGGATAATTCTAACTAAATCTGGATGTGGAAAACTACCGGATTTATCCACTCTGACATTAGTGTGAGACCAAACTCCTTGTCCACCTTTTAATGCATCATCTGAAAGCTCAAACCCACCATAAACACCAAATTTAGAAATCTCTTTTTGTAAGCCTCTTTTAAGGTTAATCTCATAATACTTTGCAAGTTTAAGAAGCAGATTCTTAAGTGAATCTATTTGTGCTGGTGTATATGCGTGATAGTATCGATTTCCTCTGAATGGGGATTCTAATTCAATAGTCTGGTTTTTATCAACCTTTATGTTTGTGTGTGTATAAAAATCCCCACTATCCGTTTTAATTAAGGGACCGTAGTTGCAAATTTCTATGCCAATGCTTTTTTGATTCATAAAGGTGTTGCTCTTGGACTTGACAAAAAGATGGTGTGACCACATATCGTCTTCAAAGGCTTTATAAACAACACCATCATATTGTTTGTCGCCCCTTCCACTTGGATCCAAACCTCCTATTACATATGCGGAGGCTGCTCTTATCTTGTTAGTTGAATTTTTTCTATCTCTTCCCCAAGATTCTATAAGCCAATCGGGTCTAAAGTGTCCACCTGAGTCATGAAGGAAGATAGAATCCTTAGGATGCTGCTGTTGGTAATAAGCCCCTTCTAAGAGTTGATGTTTTACTATATCCAAAATAGTCCACAGATATTTTTCTATTCGGAGGTTTTAGCGTTAGCTGAAAGCTCCTCGTGAATTCTTTTTTTAACATACTTAATCACCTCTTTTGGAGCTTCCCCTCTTTTAACCATTTCGTTGAATTCATCCTCTTCCGCCAGGGTGTCTAGGTAGTTGTAAAGATCTGTACTTTGGAACATAGCATCCACTACTTGTGGGGTTTGTGTATATGCTGGTCTGTAGTTTCTAGAATTAACATTATCCTTGTACCATTCGCCAGGTACAACCACACTTCCAGGGGCTGCGGAAATGTAATATTCATTAAGGAAATTCTCGAAACTTTTGACTCTGCCTTCCATAAGTATGTTGTATATATCTTCCTGGTATCCACCACATTGATATCTCTCAAATTTTATTCCATGATAGTAGACATAGAAAATAAAGGAACTTACTTAAAGGTATCATCATATTCTGAAGACGGTGATTTGATTTTTGTCGATGTTCCGGTACCCGAAAGTGAAAGATTTATATGGGAAAAATGCTCTCCAAATGACCGAAGGAGGGAGCAAGACTGGGAATCGTGGGATGGAATGTCAGTGAGAAAGGTAAAGACTCAGAAATATGACAAATATCGTATGGTACAAATTCTGGAAGAAGCAGACCCAGAATTAACCAAGTCTCTTTGGGATTTCCAAATCCCTAAAAAGTACTTCGTGGATATTGAGGTTGAGATGACCGACGAAATGGGAGATTCTCTCGATACTGCAAATGCAAAGAATAAAGTACTATCAATTGGTATTGCTACAGATAAGTGTAAGTCTATAATTCTAGGTCTTGATCCATTAAGTGCTAAAGAACAAGCGGACATTCATAAGAAAACCAATGAATACCTAGAACCAATGGGTGATGAGTGGTCTTTCAAATACCACCAATTCGAGTCTGAATATGACATGCTTTACACATTCTTTAAGAAGTTGGCCCCTAAAATGCCATTGATTACCGGATGGAACTGGTTTGGATATGACTGGCCTTATCTTGTCAATCGTGCTAAGAGACTAGGTATTGACCCTAAGATTATATCTCCTGCCAATTGGCTTATTGGAAAAAATAATTTACCAATGCACCTATTAATGGTCGATTACCTGGAGATTTATAAAAAATGGGACCGCGTAATTAAGATCAAGGAGAGCAATAGATTGGACTATGTAGCAGAGAAGGCTACAGGATTAAAGAAGATTGTATATGATGGTTCTTTAAGGGACCTTTACCAGTCTGACTTTCCAAAATTCATACTCTACAACGTTATTGACTGTGCTCTAGTCCATTATATAGATGTCAAGCTTAAAACTCTTCTAACCTATTTTAAAATCGCAAATTTAAATAGGGTTGAGATCAGCAGGGCACTTTCCCCCGTTTGGGCTACTGAAGTTATGATGCTGAAGAAGTTTCTTGAAAGAAACCAAGTGTTTGTAAATGAGAGGAAGGAAGAAAGTCATGTTAAGTTCATTGGTGGATATGTTAAAGAACCTATTAAGGGACTTCACGAATGGGTTGCTTGTTATGACTTTGCCTCGCTATATCCTAACACAATTGTACAATGGGGAATTTCCCCTGAGGTTTACAAAGGGAAACTAGGTAAGGATGTTGGAGAAGCTAAGGAAGGCTGGGTCAAAACATCTTCCACTGCTCTCTTTGGAGGCGATGAAGAAAGTCCAATCCTCAAGACAATAATTAAGGATTTATACTCAAAACGAAAAGCAACCAAAAAGAGAATGCTTGAGTTACAGATAGAAATTGATGGGTTGGAGAAACAATTGAAAAAATTAACATAGAATTTTCCTAAAATTACCGCACTCTAGGGACCCACTTGATATATAAAAAACCTAGAATCGGGAAGGGACTTTTAAAAAACTATTCTAACAAAGAAATATGGCAAATATCGACAATCAATGTTCGGACCTACAGATTGAAAATCTTTATCCCGAATCTAAAGATACTCTAGGCGACATCTTAAATCTCCAGGCAGAAACGCAAGAAAATGTGTATGGGTACAACTTCAAAGAAATGTCTTTGAGAGAACTCATGGAATTCTGGCACATGAACAATCACGCTCTCATTGATGAGATCCACGAAGCTACTGATGCTTTAGGTGGAATTAAAGATGGTAGTGGAAATGCAATATGGAAAAAATGGAAGAGTGCGTACTCAACATATTCCGATTTGAAATTTTCTGACCTTTCGGAATCTGATAAGGTAGAATGCAAATTTGAGATTATAGATATGCTACATTTTTTCATGAACTACGCCGCCTCAATAGGGATGACAGCCGAGGAAATGTACAATATGTACATGAGTAAGAACGAGGAAAACCGCCGAAGACAGGCAAACAATTACTAAACTAAAAAAAAGAAAGTATTAAATTATGAAGGAGAACTATTCGCTACCGGAACCGATTTTGCAAGAGAATCCAAACAGGTTTGTTATTTTCCCGATTGAACAGCAGGAGATTTGGGAGATGTACAAAAAGCAACAAGCGTGTATCTGGACAGCAGAAGAAATTGATTTGTCTGCAGATATTGACGACTGGAGGAACAAACTTAATGATAACGAAAGACATTTTATTAAGCACGTTCTTGCTTTCTTTGCTGCATCTGATGGTATCGTAAATGAGAATCTGGCTGAGAATTTTGTAAGAGAGGTACAATATTCTGAGGCAAAATTTTTCTACGGGTTTCAGATTATGATGGAAAACATCCATTCTGAAACATATTCACTTCTGATTGACACCTATATCACAGATCCACAGGAAAAGAAAAAGCTTTTCAATGCAATCGAGACCATTCCTGCCGTTAAGAAGAAAGCAGATTGGGCTTTGAAATGGGTAGAGTCTGAACATTTTCAGGAAAGATTAGTTGCTTTTGCTGCTGTTGAGGGTATCTTCTTTTCCGGATCATTCTGTTCTATATTCTGGCTAAAGAAGAGAGGTCTTATGCCCGGATTAAGCTTCTCAAACGAATTGATTTCTAGGGATGAGGGAATGCACTGTGATTTTGCAGTTCTTTTGCATAACAATTACCTTGCTAACAAGGTTTCAGAGGAAAGGATTAAGGAAATTATCCTTAGTGCTCTTGAGATTGAAAAGGAATTCATTACAGAGTCACTTCCAGTTAAGCTGATTGGAATGAATGCTGATCTAATGAAGCAGTACCTTGAATTTGTAGCAGACAGATTGCTTGTCGATCTAGGATGTTCTAAAGTTTTCAACGTAGAAAATCCATTCGATTTCATGGCAAACATTTCATTACAGGGAAAGACAAACTTCTTTGAGAAGAGGGTTGGTGAATACCAAAAAGCTGGAGTGATGAATTCCTCCGAAAACACGTTCGATATGGACGTAGACTTCTAAAAAAACAACACTAAGACATGTACGTAACTAAGAGAGACGGAACCAAAGAAGCGGTTAGATTTGACAAGATCTCCAACCGTGTTAAAAAGATGACCTATGGACTGAACAACGATTTTGTTGATTGGATGGGAATTTCTCAAAAGGTCATCGCGGGTATTTATGATGGGATTTCAACTGGGGAGCTCGATAATCTAGCTGCAGAGACTGCTGCATCTATGATACCAAGCCATCCTGACTATTCAATTCTTGCTGCAAGGATCGCAATCTCAAGATTGCATAAATCTACCAAGAAGAAATTCTCAGAGACCATCGAGGATCTATATTCCTATGTAGATCCAGAAACTGGGAAACCAGCTGGTCTAATAGGCGAGGATACCTATCAAGCGGTAATGAAAAATAAGACCAAGCTGGATTCCGCTATTATTCATGACCGTGATTTTAACTTCGAATACTTTGGATTCAAAACCCTTGAAAAGAGTTATCTCTTAAAAATGCATGGCATTCCTTCTGAAACACCACAACACATGTACATGCGTGTTGCAGTTGGTATTTGGGGATACGATATTAAGAACGCCCTCAAAACATATGAGCTTCTCTCTACACATATGATGACACATGCAACACCAACGCTTTTCAATTCTGGGACCAAGAAGCCACAGCTTTCCTCTTGCTTCCTTTTGACTGTTCAGGAAGATTCAATTCCTGGTATTTACAAAACGCTTTCCGATGTTGCCATGATCTCACAAAATGCTGGTGGTATTGGGTTAGCAATTCATAATGTTAGATCTACAGGATCCTACATCAGGGGAACAAACGGTAAGTCAAACGGTATTGTTCCGATGCTTAAGGTGTACAATGAGACTGCCAGGTACGTGGATCAAGGTGGTGGTAAGAGAAAAGGATCTTTCGCTATCTACCTAGAGCCATGGCATGCAGATGTTGAAGATTTCCTGGACCTAAGGAAAAATACAGGTAAGGAAGAAAGAAGAGCCAGAGATTTATTCTTAGCCTTGTGGGTTTCTGATTTATTCATGGAAAGGGTGGAAAAAGACGAAATGTGGTCTTTGTTCTCTCCTTCAGAGGTACCTGGACTACATGAAGTTTATGGGAACGAATTTAACGAGCAATATATTGCAGCGGAAAAAGCTGGTAAGGCCAGGAAAACAATTAAAGCTAGAGAACTTTGGGGAAAGATTATAGAATCCCAAATTGAAACTGGAACACCTTATATTCTTTACAAAGATTCTGCTAATAGAAAATCAAACCAGCAAAATTTAGGTACTATTAAATCATCTAATCTTTGTTGTGAGATTATAGAATATACAGATAAGGATGAACAAGCAGTTTGTAACCTTGCTTCAATCCCTGTAAATAAGTTCCTGAAATCAACTGACGCAAGGACCAATAAGATCATGAGGGGTAAATGTGATGTTGACCATGACTATCTTTACGATGTATCTTACCAAACAGCTATCAATTTGAATAAAGTGATAGACGTTAACTTCTACCCTACACCAGAAACAAAGAGATCCAACATGAGGCACAGACCCATTGGTATAGGTATCCAGGGTCTTGCTGATCTTTTTGCATCTATGGGGATTCCTTTTACTTCGGAGGAGGCTAGGAAAACAAATTCTGAAATATTTGAAACTATCTATTTTGCAGCTATGACTGCATCTAAGGATCTTGCTAAGAAATCTGGTGCTTATGAAACATTTGAGGGATCCCCTTTAAGTGAAGGTAAATTCCAGTTTAATCTATGGCAGGTTAATGACGAGGATCTTTCTGGAAGATGGGATTGGAAAAAGCTAAGAAAAGAAGTAATGAAGCATGGTGTTAGAAACTCGTTGCTTTTAGCTCCTATGCCTACCGCATCTACTGCACAGATAATGGGTAACAACGAGGCGTTTGAACCGTTTACTTCCAACATCTATACTAGGAGAACTCTAAGCGGTGAGTTTGTCATTATTAATAAGCATCTTGTGAAAGATCTTATCTCCCTAGAACTTTGGGATGAGGACATGAAGAACATGATTATTATCCATAAAGGATCAATCCAAAATATACCAAACATACCTGATGATATTAAGGAGATTTACAAAACTGTTTGGGAGATCAAGCAGAAGGATTTAATTGAGATGTCTGCAGATAGGGGTAAGTTTATTTGTCAATCTCAGTCTCTCAATTTATTTATTGAAGGTGTAAATGCTGCCAAGCTAACTGCTGCTCACTTCCATTCTTGGAAGATGGGTCTTAAAACTGGTATGTATTACTTAAGGACTAAAGCTGCAGTAGATGCTCTTTCCGGTCTTGGTATAGATACAAGCAAGTATAAGGAAAAACCAGAACAAGTCCAATTGATACAACCTAAAGTAGTCGAGCAACCAGCCAAGCAAGCTAGCGAGGAATTAAAAGCATTAGCCGATCAAACTATGGATGATTTATCATGTAGCTTGGATAATCCTGATGACTGCTTGTCTTGTGGATCTTAAAAAAATCAACAATTAAAATGGAAAGAGTTGAAAGCTTCGAAAATTTTATAAACGAAAGGGAAATACCAGATAAGCAAGGGGAAATCCTTGTGATTCTGGGTCCACCTGGATCGGGCAAAGGAACCATATCTAAAAGACTTGTTGACCGCAATGATTTTAGCCACATTTCTACTGGAGCCCTTATCAGGAATTCTGATGACAAAGAACTTAAGAAAATAGTAGAGGGAGGAGATTTCATACCCGATCGCATAATGGCTAGGATGTTAAGAAAAGCATTAAGTAATGTTGACTTAGAAAAGGGTATTGTTATAGACGGGTTTCCAAGAAATTTAAAACAAGCTAAGCTTCTTGATTCTCTTTTGGGAAAAATGGGATTGGGTTTAAATCATGTTATTTACTTGGACGTTGACGAGTCTAAGTCAAAGGAGAGGATCATAAAAAGATCCAAGGATAGCGGCAGAAAAGACGACCAGGACGAAGAGATCATTTCCAAAAGGTTTATGGACTATAGGAAAAAAACGCTTCCTTTGGTAAAGAAATACAAGAAAAGCAGAAAGCTCGTTGAAGTAAACGCATCTAAGAAAATTGAAACCGTATATAAGCAGTTAGTAAAAAAAGTTGGTTTGCCTTATAAGCCTAAAGATGGAGGAAAGAAAGAAAAAGCTTCCTGATAGCATTGTTTATGATGAAAGTACTGAAAAGTATGATGCTTTCCTAAAACCTTATGCTACTTCTGTATCGTCTCCAAAAATAGATGTTTCTGGTCTAGCTCTTTTTAAACAAAGAGCTGCCATCCATTCCAATCATAAATTTGGTAAAAGAGCTGAGGAGATAAAAGAACAAATCTCTGATCTATTGAGAGAGTTTGAGGATAATGAACTTGTATGGAATTGTTCTATGTCCTTTGAGGCTCATATCGGAACTGAGATATATCTCTATGAAAATAAGAAGGGAGAAACTTTTGCTAGTTTGGTCTCACCCAAAGAGTGGGGAAATAAGTTCCCATGCTACGGGCACTTTAAGTTAGATACAGATTACTCCTGGAAAAGAATTAAGAATTAAAATGAGTACCCACCACAACGAAAAAGTAGTTGAAGATTTTCTTTCAAAGCTACAATCTGAATTGGATCACAGGAAAAAGGTAGACCTGTCTGAAAGGGAACAGTTAGATACCATTTGGGAAGTTCTTTTAAATTACTTGAAGTACTTCTCTGATATTAATATAAAGTCCCCTAAAATTATAGGTGGTAAACAACCACATATTGTATTTGATCTGCCAAATACTGATGTTGATAAGCTTATATCAGTAATGGAGAAATCATTAATGGAGTTGGGAGTCAGATTTAAAAGACACAGATTCCAGGGTTCTCTTCCCCTATTTTCTGCTAAGAATAACACAATTCCTGGATTACTACATGGAAGGGGATATTTCTTAATAACCTTCTCTACAAGATTTAAAAAGAAGGGATCTACGCTAAAGATAGAATGTCTAAGGGAGAATCAGGTAGTGAAGGTGCTAGACGGAAAGCTTGACAACCTTACCTTAGTTTATTGGAATGGTTCTGGAATGAGCAGAAATTCGTTTGATCCAATTTGTGACAAAGAGACAAAAAAAGCTATGGAATTTCCTGATGATGAAACTGGTTATGTAACCATAGACCTAGTTGCTAGAAAAAGTGGGAAGAACATAAAGGCTGTTGGTGATTTTTCGTTAACATTAAACGACGAGCTAATTCTAGAAAGAATAACCTCTCTAGCCCGGGGATAAGGTGAAATTTTTCTAGTTTATCTAGTATAAATAGAAACTACATTATAAAAGTTTCTATGGCACCTAAAACTAAGAGGAAAAAATCCAACAAGCTTTCTAGTAAAAAGAAAACACCTAAACTAAAAGCAGTACCCAATCCTACTTTGGAAAATAAACCAGTAGATACCTCATTGCAAGGCATTAGTATGTGTTTGGTAATGATTGTCAAGGACGAAGGTGATACTATTAGAAAGTGCTTAACCCAGGTTGCTCCTTATATTTCATATTATGTTATAGTTGATACAGGTTCTTCTGATAATACAATAGATGAAATCAATTCCACAATGGAAGAGCTCGGAATCGAGGGCGAATTACACGAAAGACCCTGGGTAAACTTTGAGGTAAACCGCACAGAGAGCTTGGAATTAGCAAAGGGTAAGTGTGACTATCGATGGATCATAGATGCTGATGATACCTTTCAAGCAACAGATAGCTCGATTAATCCATTTCACGGACTTACTAAAGATGTGGATTGCTACCAAATTCTTTATAAGTTAAATAACCTTCAGTACCACCGTGCTCAGATTGTGAGATCTGATCAGGACTGGGTTTATAAGGGGGTTCTTCACGAGTATTTAGATCTTCCCGGAAAAGAGCAACTGGTTCAATATCAAATCCCCTCAGATAGATGTCATGTGGATGCTGATATTAGTCCTTTAAAAAGAGCAAATTCACTTGAAGAAAAATACTCTAATGATGCAGAGATTCTTGAGAAAGCATTGGAAGATGAACCAGATAACGCAAGGTACATGTTCTATCTTGCACAAAGCTACCGTGACTCCGGACAAAAGTTAAAAGCCATTGACGCTTATGAAAGAAGAATTGAAGCCGGTGGATGGGAAGAAGAGGTATACTATTCAATGTACATGATTGGTAAAATTAAAGAGCAGCTGGGGAGACATCCGGATGAGGTTATCCAAGCATATTCTAGAGCTTGGGAATATAGACCGGAGAGGTTAGAGGCTGTTTTCCATGCAATGAGAAAGTTAAGAGAGCGTGGAAGGTGGGTGATGTCATTCACATACGGTAATATGGCAGTGAAGAACCCGGGGACCTCTGATATACTTTTTGTTGAGCCCGATATATGGCAATGGAGACTTTTAGATGAATACTCACTTGCAGCTTTTCATACTGGGAATCCGGAAGTAGCTTTTGAAAAGACTGAAGCGGTAGTAAAAATGGACTTTTTCCCGTCACTGCCAAACCAAGAAAAGGACAGGATTTTAAAAAATTTAGACTACTTCAGGAAATCCGCTGTACAAAAAGCTGAAATGATTAAACAAAAGGAATCTGCAAATCAATAATAAAAGGTATTAAACACCCTACCAAAAAAGCTTCTATCGTTGGATACCAAACCGATATATAAGATATGAAATTAAGAAGCTTTACATCGTTCACATCTGAAAATATTAGCGAATCCCTAAGGTATCATATAGAAGAGGGCCTTTCCCTAATGGAGAGTGTTTATAGGATAGAATCTGATTCTTGGCTGGATTTAATAAATGAATCTAGAAACCTTTGGATTAATGAGCAGATAGATCTTGACCTTGATGACATTTTCCTTATTAGTACAGAAGCTGGCCAAAAAGCTAAATATCGGGGAGAAGAAGTTTTACTTGACGTCCCGTTCGAAATTAACGAGGAAAAATACCAAGGTAGAAAGGTAAAAATCAACAAGCCTTTTAGAACTCCTGGTGAGACAAGGAAGTTTGCTGTTTATACAAAAAACGGCGAGGGTAAGGTTGTCAAGGTTAGATTTGGACAACCAGGCCAAAGAATAAAGAACGATGATCCAAAGGCTTCTAAATCTTTTAGAGCAAGACACAGATGTACAGATCCTGGACCTAAGTGGAAACCGAGATACTGGTCTTGCAATGTCCACAGATACCACAAACTCCTGGGTCTTAAATCCAATAATCCGTGGTAAATCCATATTCTGAAGCTCGCTTAGGTAAGAACCAATTCCTAAGGGTTTTTAGACACGATGTACCCGACGATGAGCTGAAATGGCATCAAGATTGGGAGGATCGTAATGTTGAATTCCTAAATGAAAATGACTGGAAAATCCAGATAGACAATGAACTTCCTCAAAGGTGTCATGGGACGTTTTTTATAAAGGCTAAGGTGTGGCATCGTTTGATAAAAGGAACAAATAATTTGGAGGTAAAGATTACTAAACATCCGGAATCAGGCGATATATAAAGAAACAAATTTTTGGAAATGAACAATCTAAAATTATATGAAGAATTTAGCAAATCCCTATATGAGGGGGTAACACCAGTTTACGACGAGTCTAAATTCAGAAAGAATGTGAATGTAAGACCAGAGAAGGAGCTTAAATATTCTGAAGTTATTCCACAATTGAGGGATATGTTAGCACAAAAGGATGCTGGCCAGGTTGAAAGCATTACTGTCATTGCAGAAGTTCCAACACAAGGTAAAGGAGCTCCTGATTATGTTAAAGATATCATAGCTAAGGAAAGGGAAAGACTTGCCAGACAGTATAAATCAACCATAGGAA